GCTTGCCGGTATCGGGCAACTCGTTACCGCCGGACAGCCAACGTAAATAATCTGCAGCGCTGGCAAAGGCGGGGCGTTGGTGCATCCGGCCAATGCCGTCAGGCAGACGAGCGCTATACCAGTCGCGCATTTCCTGATTTTCATTAAGTAACCTTTGAATTGTGTATTCACGGACGCGTGCCTGCTCACCCGCCCGTGAGAGCTGGGTACGCAGGTTTTGTTCCTGGCGTTCCCGCGATACGGTCTCATCGTTCAGGCGGTGAATGGCGTTGTCGCGGCTTTCAATACCGGCGGACAGCGTGCCGATAATGCGCTGCGCCTGGTCGGCTTTTTCAGTCAGGCCACCGATGCGCCAGGTTTGCAGCCCCGCCAGCGCGCAGGCTGCCAGCAATAAAATAATCACAATGCGCATCAGACACCCCGCAGGCAGTAGGCCAGCTCATTAGCACGGCGGCGCTCCAGACCAGTGACGCGCTCGCCCTTCACAAACACCCAGCGCGGCAACTGCTCGCAGGCGTCACGCCATTTCCCTTTGTTGAGGAAAAATGCCAGCGTGGATTTGCAGGCCGCCGTCACGCCGACGTTGAACGCAAAGGACACCACGGCGTCATACACCGGCTGCGGCATGACAACCGGCATACAGCGCGCAATGCCTTTCTCCACCCGCATCACGTCTTCCACCAGGTTAACGGCGGCCTGCCGTTCGCTGATTTGCGTTTGTGGTTTCACGCCTGCGGTGTGCCCGATGCCGTTTGTCCAGACACCCGCGCTGCACTGATAGGCAGACAGGCGGCAGCCTTCAAAATCGGCAATCAGTGCCAGACCGGCAGCGGAGGTTTTCAACGTGGGCGTTTGCGGCAGCAGCGCGGCCATCGCCAGGACGGCGGCGACGGCGCAGCGTCTAACGATTGATGGCTGCATTAATGTCCCCTCTGATGCCCATTGCTTTCAGCAGGCGGTAGGTTTTGCGCCGGTAGTACCAGTTCACCAGGAAGGTGGCGACGCCGACGGCGGCACCGACTAAAAAGGCAATATCCTGATAAGACATCCCACCCAGCCAGGCCAGAAACACGGCAATGCAATAACAGATAAACGAGGTGATGCGCTCCATGGTCATCAGTCCCAAAGTGAGACGGTTTCACTGACTGCGGGCAGGCTTATGTCCGGCAGCTCCACCGCGTAGCCATGGGGCAGGATTGCCCCCTGTGCGGCTAAGCCAACGTTAGCCGCGTAAACTTTTTCAACGACCGATCCCGTGCGCCCGTAGTATCGCCAGCACAGCGAATCTACGGTGTCGCCCTGTTCGGCAATGACTTTCATCAGAGCAGCCCGATGATGCAATGAGACACACCGGCGACGTCGCTGATCGCGTTGCGGCCGTCACGCCATAAATCATCAACGGTGCTTTCAACGATCGCGGCCTTTTTGCTGCCCGCGTCGGTGGTGTCGCTGTTCGGGTAACGCTCGGCCAGAAACGCGGCGGCAATGGACGCCACGGCGCGCTGATATGCACCGACCTTCACGCTTTCGTCGTCAATCCGATCGGCGGGCACGTCTTCCAGGGCTTTAAAGCCCTGAGCAATCTGCGCATCCCGAAAGCTGTACAGCTCGGCGTTCACTTCGGTCATGGCAAACTTGGCGGCGGTGCGCAGACGTTTCGCGGTGACGGTGCCCTCCAGCCGCAGCGTGTCGCGCAGCTCAACCGGATCCACATCAGGCCAAAAGTGGGTATTTTTAATCGCGGGTTCCGTCGCGGCGTCCGGTTTCGGTGCAGGTACAACAAGAGACATAATGACCTCTGAATGGGGGGCGGTGGACGCCAGCGTTGAACACGGTCAAAGACCGGTCGCGGCTGGCGTGCCGCCCTGCGCGGGGCGCATTCTTTTTAGCTGCCGGATGCCTTTTTAATGGCAGACTCCAGGCGCTCAATGTCTTTTTTCACGCCTGATTTGCCGTCGAGAATTAAGGCACTTTTCAGACGCTCCAGGGCTAACGTGTCCTTGCCGCCGTCGCGGTAGAGATAGCCGATAATCTTGTGCAACTGCGCACGCACTTTATCGGGCATATCCTCACTGTCAGTCAGTGCCAGCACCTCCAGCATCAGGTCGATACTGACCGCCTCACCGGCAGCGCGGGCACGCGCGGCCTGGTCGATAACTTCCTCGGTGAAGGCACAGCCCGCCGTGCGGGTGCCGAACGGCATCGCGAGCCGGTGCTTAAAGGCGTAGCGGGCAATGTTCAGCGCACCGGCGATATCACCGGCGTCAATCCGCCAGATCATGACGGTCATCAGGATGGCATCCTGTGCGCCATTCCCTTCGGCCAGCACGCCCGACACCCACGGGGCGTATTCCGGCAACAGCTTGCGTTTTAACGCAGCCTTGTCCTGGAAGGACTGGATCTTGTGCAGTGCCTGTTTATCCGCATTGAGCTTTTGCATTTGCAATTCGTAGCCGGTGGCATGGGTCAGCTGACCGGCGGCCTGCTGTGCGGCGATAATGGCGGACTGTCGCAACATGTGACGACGGCAAGGGCTAATCATGTTATGTCCCCCCTTATTCCGCTGATTCAGGCTCAGCAACAGGCGCTGATTCAGGCTTAACGTCTTTAAAGGTGCCGAGCTGGATGTTTTCGACCAGGCAGCCGCCGCGATAATCTTCCACCACGAAATCCTCATTGATGGATTCGTAGTTTTCGATGCGGTCACGCTTTGGCACCTCTTCGATGTGACGGCGGTGCGTGCCGTCCTGCCAGTAGATTGACAGGTTATCGAGGCGGGTGATCAGGAGCGCGTTAGCGGGGAAACCGGGCACGCGCACCGCCGGTAAGTTACCGATGCGTTTCTGGCTGATAATCATGTCCGCCGCCAGGCTTTCCGAGTTCTCCTGCGCCTTGTTCACCAGCGGGAAGTATTTGTCCGCCAGCAGCTGACGGCCGCAGATCACCACCAGGCCGGTATCGTCCTGATAAATCGGGTCAATCATGTCGTTGGTGGCGTCCATCACCAGCGCATCCAGATTTTCATAGTCACCCCCTGCGCCGACGCGCACGGTGGCGGAGATCAGCTCATCGTCGTCACCGAGGATTTTGCTCAGCACGCGCTCAGGGGCATTGAGGCGGTACTTTTGCAGCCAGCCCACGTTCACGTCCTGCAACAGCGGGTATTTAGTGCGGTTGGAGGTGGCCGCACGCTCAACACCGTTAAAGCCAATGGTGATGCGGTCCAGTGCCTGACGCTTAACGATGGCGTCGCGCAGGCGCGCCTGAAAGTCCTGATAGCGCGCCCACAAATCCAGCGTGGCGTAGCGGAAATGGAAATCGTAGTTCGTCTGACGGCACTCATAGCCCTCGGCGGTCAGGGTGTTGAAGTCAGCGGTTTTGCGCTCACCGTCGCCGGAGGTGTCCGCCGTGCTGGCAATGGAGCCGGACACGCCGACGCCCACCTTTTCCCCCTTCATTTCGTCCACCGGAATGATGTTAATCATCTGCAGGAAGGCGGAGGACTCCTGCACGCGGGTCATCAGCGTCTGCGTCACCGACGGCTCTACGCTGAATTTTTTATCCAGGTCGCCGGTGTCCACCGAGTTCAGCTCGGCAATGCGGGACAGGTAAGCGTTAAATTGAAAGCGGGTAGTTTGTTTCATGCGTTTTTTCCAAATGGGTTAACGGGTTAATCACGAGTGTTGTACTTAGCAGTCGGTGAAATGAGCTGCATCACCCTTGCCGCCGCCGCTGGAAACGGGGCGCTGCGTGTAGCTCTGAGGGGCGGATTTTTCCAGCTTGCCTTTCAGCGTGCTGAATTGTTCGCGGTCATCTTTCGCGGTTTGTTCCAGCGCGTTCAGACGTTCCGTCAGTGAGGTTTTCAGCGCGGACAGCTTTTCATCAGTGGCTTTCAGGCCGGTTTCGACGTGTTCCACCACCACTTCCACGGCGTCATGGACGTCTTTAAAACGGGCATCATCCGAAGTGGATTTGCTGGAAAGCAGTTGTTTCACGCGGGAGAACAACGACGGGGCGGCCGGTGCTTCTTCCACAAACTCGAACGCCGTTTCTTCGGCGGCGGTAAAGAGGTTTCCGGTATCCTGTTTGCGGCTCGCCAGCGGGTTTTGCTGTGCCTTCGCGCTGAATTGCAGGTACTCGGTGCCGAGGCTGGCTGGGCTGTCGGTCACGGCCAGGCCGATCAGGTAGGCTTTGCCGGTATCGGAAAACGAGGGGTTCACTTCGATGGAGGTGTAAACCTTCTGACGGGCTTTCACCATCGACACTAAATCAGGCGTCGGGTCGATATCGGCATACAGTGCCAGCTTGCCTTTCAGGGCACCGTCTGCCACTTCTTCGGCGTAAACGCCGGTGACATCGCCGTACATGCGAAACGCACT